TTTGGCGAAGTGCTTGATGATATTGTAGAGTCACGTATTCCAGGTAACGTAGTACGAGCTTTGCCGTTCATGAAAGTGGTAGCTGATACAGCTGTTGGATGTAAAATATTCGACCGTGTTCAGGGCACTGTTACAGGTTCTGCGTATACTACCATATTAAATACAGCTAATGAAACCGGCACGCTTATATCAGCCTTGGTCTCGTGTGCTTTAGACAAAGGTGACAATGACACTCTTCCTGCTATTGTAACTAAAGTCAGGTCAAGCATAATTTTAGTAGGCTATGGTGACGATTCTATACTAGGAGTTTTGCCTGGTTCCTATGTTGCCTCCCGTGTTGATTTAGAGTTGGTGCCTGCAAAAGTATTTGAGCTAACAGGTATGGTGTTGACTGATGCTGCCAAAGGCGTTGTTACTACAGGATATTCTGGCAGCGATTCCGAACATACCGGGCTTAAACCTGTTAGCCTGCAATTTTTGTCACGCGGTAATGTGCGTGTTTCATACAACGAGTTGTTTAAATATTTAGGTGTGTTGGCAGATGACTATAAAGATGGAATATATCTTGGCGCACTTAATAAGGAATCCATTATGGCTACGGTTTCATACGGACCAGCTGCCGACGTTAATGACACTAAAATGTCTTCGCGTTTGTTAAGTGCGTTGCTTGCCGCCGTAGCCCACTCAGTTGATTTTTATGTAAAAGTACTTGAAATAGCTCGCATGTCTCTCTATTCGCGAGGTGTGCAGCGGTCTTTAGTTAATTGTAATCTAGTTCCAGTGGAGTGGCCTAGTTACGATACTGTGCGGCGCTATGTTTTACATAGTGCCGTTTCACTTGTTCCTTTTACTCCTAGCGTTGTCGAAGACGACTACACCGCTATATCAAACGTTTCAGCCCCAGTAGATTGGAGTTGGACGGTTGAATCGTCGTATTAAAGTTAGTATTGTATGCTGATATTGAGATTAAACTCGGAACTCCATCCTTAACGGGGCCTATTTCACGTATTGAAGACGTTTCTACGTCTCAAGTTTTAATGCCTACCCAGCCTATTGAGTATTATCAAGCTTTGTTGCCAGGTTCGCCAGATTGCCCTACAGCATTGCTTACTCGTGTTTATGATTTTTCGTATACACAAAGTAGTCCTTGGACTACTACTTCCGTTACAGGTGCAATATTGCTAAATGTTGACATTTGGGCACTTTTCAACTCTTCACCCA